CATTGGCGCACTTACAAATCAGGAAAGCGCGGTTGGGTGAGTGAATGTTGGAAAGGTGATGCAAGCAAAGGAACTGTTTTTAAAGACTATCAACTCAAGGAGAAGAACACATGACCGAAGAAGACGAAGAGTTCGAGCGCATTGAGAGAGAGCAGGCCCGTGCAATTGCATTACGCAAGTTTCAGATTGAAGAGCAAAAACAAAAACGCGAGCGCTGCCCAGTATGCGACAGAACTTGGTCAAAGGATGAGGCGAATGACTGAACTAACAAAGAAGACGTGCTCAGTGTGCCGCCTGCGTCCAGCAGAAAAGCAAAGCCGCACCAGCGATGGCCGAGTGATGTGGCGCTGCATGACGTGCCACGACCTAAAGAACCGAGTCGGTTTCACTAAGGGCAAGCAATGACCACCATTGCCGAGCGCAAGCACATGAGCCGCGTGGCTGAGTTAGGCTGCGCGGTATGCAGGCGCATGGGGTACGAGGGAACCCCTGCTGAGTTGCACCATCCAAGGGCCTTAGCAGGGGGCTGGGGGCGTTCTAGCCACATGGACGTCATCCCACTATGCCCAGAGCACCACAGAGGCAAGACGGGCCTCCATGGCCTTGGCACAAAGGGCTTCCCCAAGCACTACGGCTACACCGAGCTGGACCTGCTCGAGGATGTCCGCAGGCTATTAGGGTAAGCACCTACAAATATTTTAAAAATAGTTGTTGACTGGTTTAATTCTGTATTACACTACCAGCACTGACACAGCAAATCAGCACAGTCAGGTAACACAGAAAAGGACAGCGAAATGACCACTACCATCACAACCCCAGCCTCCCACGACGTTGACGCTCTTGGCGCACTCTTGGCCCAGATCGCCGAGTTGACCAAGCAAGCCGACTCCATCAAAGACGCCATCAAAGGCGACGCCAGCCTGACAGGCGACAAGGTCTTTGAGGGCGAGCTGTTCAAAGCCACCTACATCGAGAGCAACCGCTCTGTGGTTGACAGCAAGGCCCTCTTCGCTGAGTTGGGCGCTACACCTGAGCAGATCGCTCGCCATACCAAAGTTACCGCTGTGTTCAGCGTCAAAGTCACCAGCCGTTAAATCAACGGGGCTTCGGCCCCATCAAGGAGAAAATTATGAGCGACGAAACCGACATCACAATTAGCTGCAAAAACAACGTGCGCGTCTCCATCGACCAGTGGGATGACGGCGGCATGTGGTTGTTCCTGCAAGGCCGCCAAGCAAGCATGAGCACAACGCTCACCCGCGCTGAGGCCAAGCAGTTGGTGGCCAGCATTCAATTGATCCTCGACAGAGAGGTGACAGCATGAAGCACACAGAAGCCCAATACATTAGCCTTGGCTACAAGTACGAGCGTGCGCAGTCACCATCGGCTGGCCAAGCCGCCGCGCAGGCCATCAGAACGCTCTTAGAGGCCGAAACGATCGAGGACAGGACCGAGGCCCGCTACTTGGTCGAACGAGGCCGCCAAGAGGCTAGAGGGGTGTCAGCATGAACACCGACCACGTCATCACCGACGCAAAGACTGGCAAGTTCCTGTGCGAGTTTTGCGGGGCGGAGGAGGAGCCGCCCTTCATGCCTGCGCCCATCAACGTCATCATTGACGCCATGGACGTGTTCATTGAGCAGCACAAGGACTGCAAAGCGCCTGCTGCTGAGACCGTGATGTCTGAGTACATCAAAGGCTTTGACGCTGGCTACAGCTACGTCCTCACCGAGATCGAGCGCTGGCAGGACGAGGTGGGCGTAGACCTGCATGTTCTGCTGTCGCACCTCAAGATGCAAGACAAACCAGTGGAGGGCAAGTAATGCCAGATCTGTTTGGCCACGAAGAGTTTGATTGGAAAAAAGAATGGCAAGGCATGCCTGAGTTCTTTCAAGAGGACCTCATGCCCTTCCGAGTCATCAACGTTCGATTCAGGTGTGAGGAGGACGTGCAGGCTTTTGCAAAGCTTGTCGAGCAAACGATCACGCCAAAGCAAAAGGCGCTGTGGTTCCCGTTTGCTGAGTTCCGCAGGGCTGCGCATTTGAGGTGGGTAGATGAACCCTAAGTACCCCATTTACATTGTGTCTAAGGGGCGGTGGGAGACGCGCCTTACGAGCAAAGCGCTGGACCGTATCAACGTGCCCTACTACATCGTGGTGGAGGCACACGAGCGCGACCAATACGCGGCGGTGATTGAACCTAGCAGGGTGTTGGTGCTTCCAGAGAGCTACCTGCAAAGCTACGACACTTGCGACGAGGTGGGTGAGGCGCGAGGCAAGGGACCCGGGGCTGCTCGTAACTTCTGCTGGGATCACTCAGTGAGCCTCGGCCATGATAGGCACTGGGTCATGGACGACAACATCGCCAGCTTCAACAGGCTTAACCGCAACCTGATGGTCAAGGTCACCTCAGGCACGATCTTCCGCGCTGCTGAGGACTTCGCAGACCGCTACGAAAACGTGGCCATCGCAGGCTTCAACTATGATTTTTTTGCTAAGGCAAAGGAGCCGCTGCCTGCGTTTGTAATGAACACCAGAATTTACTCGTGCCTGCTGATCTGGAATGGCTTGTCCATACGCTGGCGCGGTCGCTACAACGAAGACACTGACCTATCCCTGCGCGTGCTCAAGGCTGGAATGTGCACCGTGCAGTTCAATGCGTTCCTGCAAGAGAAGGCCACCACCCAAACCATGAAGGGTGGTAACACTGATGAGTTCTACGCCAAAGAAGGCACGCTGCCAAAGTCCCAGATGATTGAGCGGCTACACCCTGACGTGGCCGAGGTCGTGTGGCGCTTTAACCGCTGGCATCACCACGTCGACTACACGCCGTTCAAGCGCAACCCTCTGGTGCGCAGGCCTGATGCGGTGGTCCAAGAGGGCGTCAACACTTACGGCATGGTCCTAAAAGATATGAGGGAAACTACTTAGAAATATTTTTGTTTGCGTTGACATATTGTTTAATTCTGCATTACACTTACAGCACTGCAATAAGCAGGTAACAGCGAATCAGGAGCGAATTATGAACACAGCATCTAACCCCTTCAGCGACATGGAAGACGACTTGGACTTTGGCGCACCAGTCAAGTCCACCACTGCTGAGGTGACTTACTTCGAGCAAGCTTGCCCTAAGTGCGGCGGCACTGGAACCTACATGGGCTACAGCCGCTTTGGCATGCAGTGCTTCACTTGCAAGGGCAAGGGCAAGCTGGCCTTCAAAACCTCCCCTGCTACGCGCATGAAGGCTAAGGCCTCAGCTCAAAAACGTGCAGCCGCCAAGGCTGACGCGCAAGCTGCTAAGGTCGAAGCTTGGAAGGCTGCCAACCCAGCCGAGGCTGCATGGATGGACAACAGCGCTGCTAACTTTGAGTTCGCTCGCTCTATGCTCGACGCCCTCAACAAGTACGGCTCACTCACAGAAAAGCAAATGGCCACAGTGCAGCGCCTGACTGTGCAAAGCGCAGAGCGTTTGGCTGCCCGTGCTGCTGAGAAGATTGCACGCGGCGAATCAGCTCCTGTGGTGTCTGTTGAGGCTATCGAGATTGCATTCAGCAACGCCAAGAAGTCTGGCGTGAAGTTCCCTAAGCTGCGCCTTGACACTTTCATTTTCAGCCCTGCTAGCGAGAAAAGCGCCAACGCTGGTGCTATCTACGTCAAGGCCAAAGAAGACGGCCTGTACTTGGGCAAGGTCATGGGTGGCCGCCTCTTCACATCACGCGACTGCACTCCAGAGGCCGCAGAACGCATTGCAGCGGCTTCTAGCGACCCCAAGCAGGCTGCCATAGCCTATGGCCAGAAATTCGGCGCATGCTCCGTTTGTGGCCGTGAGTTGACCGACAACGACAGCATTGCTCGCGGCATTGGCCCAGTGTGCTCAGAGAACTATGGCTTCTAAGGGAAAGCCCTAATAAAAATATTTTGAGCAAGGGGGTTGACCACCCTCTTGTTTAACTTACAATTACACATCAACAGCGAAAAGGAACAGCGAAATGACATACACCACAACAACCCGCCAACAGCAAAACGCCATTGTTGACTTTGTGCTCACAGCACAGGGCAATGGCATCACCAACATCTGGGCCTGCTTGCCCAAGACTCACGAGTTGGTGAAGACCAACAAGGTTGGCCAGATCCGCAAAGCCAAGGATTCATTTGCAGAAGGCACGGACGAGCTGGGCAACCGTGTTCGCCTGACTACCGACCTGCGCGTGTTGCAAGACTGTTAATCAAAAGCGAAAGGAAAGCGAAATGAAAGCCTCACAATTCCAATACACCTTCAGCAGCTTTGTGTCTTATGACCAAGGCGAGACCGAGCAGCCAGTGACCGTGGCCTATGACTACTTGCCAGAAGAGATCAACTTTCCTCACGCGCCTGACTACGCCGAGCACTACGACGTGTTTGTGTTCGACGCCTCTGGCAACAACATCACTTACGACATCCCTACCGAAGAGACTGACCGTTTCCTCGAAGAGGCCAAAGAAGATTTTGCGCAGCACGTTGCTGACGCTAACGCGTATTGAGAGGGTGGCATGAGAACGATTCAACAACTACGGGCTGAGATCGAGGTGCGTAAGGCCCTCGGCCTGCCCCGCATCGAGCTGACCGAAGAGGAGCGCGTCGAGGCGTTTGGTGACACGCAAGAGCGCGATCAGAACGCCAACGTCAAGATGTTAGTCGAGCGCTTCAAGAAGGGCCTGCCCCTGTCGGTCCACGACAAGCGCATGGCGCGTAAGTACATCAAAGAGGTGGCAGCATGACGTTGCCTACCTTCAGTGTGCGTGAGCGCACCATCACGCATGAGAACCCCAAGATCATCAGCGACGGCCTTGTGGTGTGCCAAGAGGCGTACATCGAGATCGACACCACCACCATGAGCCAGACGTTTGTGCATTTGCTCATGCACCACATGGGCGAGGGCAACATCCGCGTGAGGATGGCAAAAGTGAAGGATCAAGCAAAATGAACCGTGAAGAGATCGATGAGATGATGAGTCATTTACCTAGCCAGCAGCCCGAGGAATCGTTGCTGCAACGCTGGTTTATTGGTACAATGTTTATCGTGTTTTTAGTAGTTGTGTGTGTGATGCCTGACATCATGAGATAGCGAATCGAAACCGATTCGGTTCCCCCGACCGTGTAGACAAAACGGGGGCCAACACGCATGGGGATTGCCGAGAACTGAAGTCGTGGGTGCAGTCCCATATTCAGGGTAGGGAACCTGCCAGTCCCCAGTCGTGTTGGTTACATACACTGGCTTGCTCGTGCGACTGTTTAACCTGAGATGAGCGCAGGCCAACAAACTATAGCGAACCGCAAGCGAAATGAAACCGATTCGCTTTAGCGTGGCATAAGCCGCTGACATTCCAAAAGCTAATCGATTCGGTTACCATACGGTGCATCTAATCGGACGAGGAATAAGGTAATGCCAGAAACCGCCGCCAAGCCATCAAAACGCCCCACAACGCGCAAAACAACACGCGCAGAGAAGATCGTACGCCCCGCAGTGTACGAAGCCCCCATAGAGCCTGTAATCGCCCCAAAGAAGATGGGCGCACCTAAAGGCTCAGGATCAAAATACACCGAAGAGCTAGCAGACCAGATCTGTGACCTCGTCTCTAATGGCGTAAATCTGCGTAAGGTGTGCCGTATGGATGGGATGCCAAGCTGGCGCACTGTGTACAACTGGGTCGTTGAGCACCCTGAGTTTGCTTCACGCCTCGCACGCGCACGCGAAATGGGCTACGACGCATTGGCCGAGGAGGCCCTCGAGATTGCCAACACGCCGCATCTTGGCCAGAAGAAGGTTTTCAGCTCTGGCGCTGGTGAGGATGAGGACAGCATGACGGTGACCGAGGACGACATGCTTGGCCACAGGAAGCTCCAGATCGAGACGCGCCTGAAGCTGCTAGCTGTCTGGGACCCTAAGCGCTATGGCAACAAGGTCCAGCTCGGTGGCGACGGCGGCAACCCTATCAAGGTGGAGGCGCAGGTGGAGGCTGAGAACCTGCTGTCTGCCATCCTCAAGAATACAGAGCTAAAGAAGCAGGTCAACGCGAATGAGTGACATCGCTGAGATCGTGGCAGACCCAGAGGTTCAGAAGAGCCTCGCGCTGGCTAGCCCCGAGTTCAGGCTTGCATGGGCGTGGCGTATGAGTTGGTTCAAGACCCAGCACGCGCACCAGACGCTGCCCCATGGTGATTGGTGGAGTATCTGGCTAATGTTAGCTGGGCGCGGCGCAGGCAAAACCCGCACAGCAGCCGAGCAGATCGCGTGGTGGGCATGGGAAGAGCCAGAGACGCGGTGGCTGGTGGCCGCCCCAACTAGCGCTGACGTCAAGGCGACCTGCTTCGAGGGTGACTCAGGCCTGCTGACCATCATTCCCAAGAGCCTGATCGCTGACTACAACAAGCAGTACCACGAGCTGCGCCTGATCAATGGCAGCCTGATCAAAGGCATCCCCGCATCAGAGCCTGAGCGCTTCCGTGGCCCGCAGTTCCATGGTGGCTGGTGCGACGAGCTAGCCGCGTGGGATTACCTGCAAGAGGCGTGGGACCAGATCCAGTTCGGCATGCGTCTCGGTAAGCGCACCCGCATGATCTGCACCACCACGCCACGGCCCAAGGACCTGATCATTGAGCTGCTTGGCCGTGAGGGTGACGACGTGGTGATGACTACCGCCTCGACTTACGCCAACCTTGCAAACCTGTCTGACAACTTCCGCAAGCAGATCCTGTCCTATGAGGGCACGAAGCTTGGCCGTCAGGAGATCTACGCTGAGATCATCGACCCTGAAGAGGGTGGCATCGTTAAACGCGACATGTTCAAGCTGTGGCCTGCTGGCCGCCCCTTCCCCAAGTTCGAGTACATCCTCCAGAGCTACGACGTGGCCACCTCAGAGAAGGTCCAGAACGACCCGACGGCCTGCATCACGTTCGGCGTGTTCAAGCCACAGGACGGCCCAATGTCGGCCATGATCATCGACTGCTGGCAAGAGCGCATGCAGTACCCAGACCTGCGGCCCAAGGTGCTCGAGGAGTACGAGACGGTCTTCGGCGAGGGCAAGGACCGCAAACGTGTGGACCTGCTTCTGATCGAGGACAAGTCGGCAGGCATCTCGCTGATCCAAGACTTGCAGCGGGCGCACTTGCCTGTGCGTGCGTATAACCCCGGCCGTGCTGACAAGATGCAGCGCCTGAACATCGTCTCCAACATCATCGCCCGTGGCCGTGTGTGGATCCCTGAGAGCGATAACCGAAAGGGTTTCGTCAAAGACTGGGCCGAGGGCTTTGTGAGCCAGATTTGCTCATTCCCTGAGACCACGCACGACGACCTCGTGGACGCCTGCACTCAGGCCTTGCGCTACCTGCGCGACTCTGGCTGGCTGGACATTGACCCACCACCTGACGAGGACTGGGACGAAGACGACTACGCTGACACTGGCCGCGTGCGCCGTGTTAACCCTTACGCTATTTGAGGAGACCGACATGATTCATTTCAAACCAGAAGGCGGCTACTTTAAGTTAGGCCTGAACCTGAGCCGCGCACCATGGGGCTTTGTGGCCATGTGGGTGTGGTTCGACTTTGCCAAGTGCGAGACGTTCTGCGCTCGCCTGCGACTGAGGCTGCATCAAGCCCCGCGCATCTTGTGGTCAGTAGAGCGCGTCAACATCATTGAGGGCCACCTGCGCAGGCACGACCTTGAGCTAGTCCAGCGCGAGGTGCTGCACGACCTTAAGGCGGTCGAAGAGCAGCAGAAGCGCACCAACGAACCCTACACATTGGTGAAACCAAATGCGATATGACGGCGACTTGACCATCGAGAACCTGAACCACCCTGCAAAGGTGGAGATGAGCGCTAACCGCTTCGAGCTGATCAGCCGATGGGGCCAGCCAGTCGATAAGGACTGGGCGCGTGATATGTTTGAGCGCTGGCTCGTGCAACGGATGGACTTGACACCGCCTAGCGTTTATGATCACGGCATTCCATCGAAAGGTGTCGAGCATGACCAACCCCGAACGTAGTCCTAAGAAGCAATCCCTCAAAGAGTGGGCCATGGCTGGTGGTGGCATCCCCAAAGAATACGAGGGGCGGGCGTATGAGTGGCACAAGAAGGTGCAGCAGTTTGCCGCTGGTGGTGGGGTCAAGCCTGCTGCGCTGATCGATGGCAGCGAGTTTGTCGAGGCCGCCCAAGCTAACGGCCTGAAGACTGACAACGCAACCCTGAACAAGATCGTAGACCGCGTCAACAAGGGCGAGAGCGTTAAAGAGGCGGCAAGGAACGTCGCCCAGTCGCACGCTGCTGGTGGTGGGGTGTTCAACACCGTGCCTGACGTATCAGACAGCGAGGAGATCATCCAAGGCCCAGCCTACGCTAAGGGTGGCGTGGTTAATATGCAAAAGGGCGGCAAGATGGGTGTGGGCATGAAGATCGCCGACATTGTGTCTGACGTAAGCAAGCAGGCTGACGAGATACTTGCGGCCCAGAAGGCCGCTGAAGAGGCCGCCAAGCCTTCCAAAGCAGCCAAGCCAGCTAACTACAGCACCAAGGTTCTAGAGTCAACTGCTGCCCGATTTGCTGACAAAATTTCAGCGGCCAGCCCAAAGCTGAGTGACGAAGAGGTTGCCAAAAAGGCAATGAATCAAGCCATCAAAAAGCTAGAGTGGGAGCGAACACAAAAGCCTGCGTTGGAAAAAAAGTATGGGGCATTGACCAAGTCTTCTTTTTCTGAGAGCAATCCCAACAAGATGCAGAACACCGCTGAGGTGGTGGCAGAACGCAAGCGCAAGGCCAATGAGTTTCTAGACCAGCCCACTGAAGCATGGTCACCTCCACCACCAGAGCTGCAAGCGTTTGACCGCGCATCTATTAAGGACGCCTTGGAGGGTTTCCCTGATGTGTCGCAGTCTACCTTCCCTCGCGACATACCTAGTCGCGCCAGCACCTCGCACGTTGAAGAGCTGTACACAGATCCAGAAAACCGCGCTCTCATTGAAAAACAGATCAAGCGTGGTTTGCCTTTGGGTGGTGAGACGTTTTACGCCTCGCTGTACCCTGTCAAGCAGGCGGTAATGGAGGCGGGCATGCCTGCCGAAAAATTTGACCAATGGATTTATGGGATGGCTCCAGCCTCTGCCCGTAACTCCATCATGAATGAGATGGCTGTTGGCCAGTTTCTGCGTGATATGAATGCGCGTGGTATTCCATTAACTGAGGCAAATGTTGCCAAAGAGATGGCTTTGTACAAAGAAAAATTTGGTATAGGTCTGCCGTTGATGCCGTTGCATCGCGAAGGTGTGCAAAAAGTTCTTGAGGGCGGTTTGAACCTGCGTGAGCAGAATTTAGCAAACATACCAACCAACTACAAGATCCCAACTTACGGCAGCCAGAAGGCTGGCGACTTTGCTAACTCAGTAGTGCTTGACGTGCATGAGGCTGGGGGCCAAACGCAAGGCAGTCGATACCACCCCTACTTCAATGAGCAGGGCGGTTTTGGCAACACTGAATACAACGCTGGCGAACAAGGTTTGTTGGGCATTGCTAAGGACCTTGGCATCCCCGGTGGTATGGCGCAGGCTGGACGTTGGTTTGGTGGCGGCGAGCTGACTGGATTGAAGTCGCCTCGAGGCGATGCGCTCGACCTGCTTGAAAGGCAAGTGGCCTATGTGCTTCAGCAAAAAGGCATACAGCCAAACCCAGCTAACGTGCGAGCAGAAGTCCTCAAACAGATTGAAACAGGCCGTGGTGACTTGCTGCCTTGGTATCGTAAAGAAGGCTTACCTGATGTTCGCCAGACTGGATTGCAGCGAGCCGAAGGTGGTGAGGTCCACAAGGCTGAAGGCGGCTTAATTCATGAACAACGCTTTGACGGTGGCGGCATGGCAGCCGCAGACTTTGCTGGCTCAGAGCAAAACGTTGGCGGTCTTGAGAAGGCCAAGATAATGGCCAAGCTCATTGCCGACATGGCTAAGAAGCAAGGAAGTCAAGAGGTGGAAAGCCTAAAAAAGCCACGCGCACTCACGGATCTGCTCAACCGTGGCGTGCTGGCCAACAACCCATTGAGCGCAGGCGTTGACCTTTTTAACATGGGCCTTGGTGCAGTAGGTCTTGGTAGCGACAAGCCGTTTCTTGGGTCCGAGCACCTTAAGGGTTTGATGGACAAGTACAACGTCACGTCGGGCGAAGAGCGCCCAATGATTGAGACCGCACTGAGCTTTGCTAGCCCTACGGCCATGATCAAAGGTGCAATGAAAACAACAGACGCCGCCAAGAAAGCGCCTGAGTTGTTGAAAAAGGCGTCAGATGCTTTAACTTCAAGTAAGATCCCCCCTCTGGCCACAGAGGCGAAGACTGCGCAAGCAGGGAAACCAACAGGAGCTACATATGCAACAAGACAAGAAGGCCCGTTCTACCGAGTCATCCCAGCAACATTTGACCAAAGCACGGTCAGTGCGCGAGGCGTTAGAGAAACGCCTGAACTACAAGCCCAAGGGGTTGTCGGAGCAGGACCAAGCTCAACTGGACAACGAGTTCCGAAACAGTTTTCGGATGAGGAAGTGGCAGGGCTGATAAGCAGCCCAGAAAACAAACCACTCAAGCTCGCCCAGAGCTACACAAAGGAGCAGAGCGGATCAGACTTCATGATGCCTGAGATGCCAGCATCAAGTTTGGCCAAGCAGTCTGCTATTGGCCGCACACACATGGCAGCAGTTGAAGGATCGCCCGCTTATAAGGACGCCATCTTTAACGCCTACGCTCAAAGCATGCCCGACGTTCTTGAGCAGGCTGGAGCCAAGAACTATGACGACCTGCTAGAAAAAGCCTACCGCCAATTGGCCAAAGAGACCAGCGAGCAATTTGACCGTCTACCCGTGAGTATGTCGTTTCATCGAAGTGGTGAGGGCAACTACAAAGGCGCAAAGGAAATGGCTAGCGACGTCCATGGCAACCAGCACCTGTACGTTTTCCAAGGTGGAGATAAGCACGACTTTTTAAACCAAGTTGATCCTAGCACTGGGCTTAACGAGAACGAGAAGTTTCGCGCCGTTCACGATCTGTTTGGCCATGCCATTAGAGGCAACGAGTTTGGACCATTAGGCGAAGAGATAGCTTGGGGCATTCACAAACAAATGTACAGTCCGCTGGCGCAGTTGGCCATGACGGCTGAGACCCGTGGTCAGAACAGCGTGGTCAATTACACTCCGCTTAACGCCAAGCTCAAGGCTGAAGTTGCACAGTTGCGTGAGATGCAAATGGAGTCAAAACGGCGCAAGGATACCGAAGGTTACAAGATGGCCACCAAGGCTATTGAGGACGCCTTTCAAGGCTTCCAGTACGCCCCGCAGAAGGCCATCTTGCTGCCGCCTGAATACCTAAGCGCTGACTACAAAGGTGGCATGCCTGACTACGTTCGCAAGCTGATCACCCCAGAAAAGGGAACCGAAACGCAATCGGTTTTAACTCATTACAGTCACAGTCCTGATCTGATGTTTACTGACCCAAGACGCTACGGCACGGGCATCAAGGGTGAGGAGGCCGAGCGCTTGCAAGACCCAAGTGCTGTGCGTGACCGCTCGTACTTTTACATGGGCGAGCCGGGCACGGTGTCGCCTGAGCCGGGGCTAGGCATCAACCGCTACCGCGCCGAGTCGTCCAACCTGTACGACATCACGCAGGACCCATTGGACTTCCGCCTCTTGGCACGCGAGTCCAACCGCACTCCATTCACGTCAAAATACAACCAAGGCGTGATTAACCCCTTGCAAGACGCCAATGACATGGAGCGCCTCGTGCGCGAGTACGGCTACCAAGGCATGGCCAACCCCAAGGCATCTAAGCCCATGGCCATCATGTTTGACCAAACACCAGTCCAGCGCCGAAAGCGCGGTGGGCTGTCATCGATAAAGTGAGCACCACATGGCAACCCAATTCCCAATAGACCCAGAATTCAACCGATTCATTGGCGGCAACCCTAACCAAGACGTTGAGGCTGGTGGCGAAGAAGAGACTCAGGTCGTCGACATGCCTGACCTGATCAACTCCGAGCTAGAGGAGCTGCCTGATGGCTCCGTCGTGGTGACCATGGACACCAAAGGCCCGATGGAGGACGAAGACTTCTACCAGAACTTGTCTGACAGCGACCTGATTCAGGACTACGACCTGAGCGCTATGGCGCTGCGCTACATTGAGTTGGTCGAGAAGGACAAGGACGCACGCAAGCAGCGTGACAAGCAGTACGAAGAGGGCATTAAAAGGACGGGCATGGGGAATGACGCCCCCGGGGGTGCGAACTTCAACGGCGCATCCAAGGTCGTGCACCCTGTTATGGCCGAAACCTGCATCGACTTCGCTGCCCGCGCCATCAAAGAGATGTTCCCACCAGACGGCCCTACCAAAACCAAGATTTTGGGCGACGTTACTGAGGACAAAACACAGATCGCAGAGCGCAAACGCGACTTCATGAACTGGCAATTGACTGAGCAGATCGAGGAATTCCGCGACGAGCAAGAGCAAATGCTGACTCAGCTCCCACTTGGTGGCTCACAGTACCTCAAACTCTGGTACGACGAGCGCAAACGCCGCCCTTGCGCACAGTTTTTGCCTATCGACAACGTGCTTTTGCCCTATGCAGCAGGCAACTTCTACACCGCAGAGCGTTTTACTGAGGTAGACGACATCTCTGACTGGGATTACAAGCGCCGCGTAGCCTCTGGCATGTACCGCGACACCGTAATGTCCCGCGCCACCATGGACCCAGAGATGACTGGTGCGCAAAAGGCCACCAACAAAGTCGAGGGCAAGTCCCAAAACGACAACGAAGACGCTGTCCGCCGCGTTTATCACATCTACACATGGATTGAACTCGAAGACGACCCTATCACCAAAGGCGAAATGGCTCCTTACATCCTGATGATCGACGACTTGTCGACAGAAGTGATTGGCCTGTACCGAAATTGGGAAGAAGGCGACGACACCTACACAAAATTGGACTGGGTTATTGAGTTCAAGTTCATTCCATGGCGTGGTGCATACGCAGTTGGCTTGCCACAGCTCATTGGAGGCCTTTCAGCAGCCCTTACAGGCTCTTTGCGGGCCTTGTTGGACTCTGCCCACATTAACAATGCTGCGACGCTCCTAAAGCTCAAGGGCGGAAAGATCTCAGGACAGTCGCAAGAGATCGAGGTGACGCAGGTGGTGGAGATTGAGGGTGCGCCCGGTGTCGACGACGTGCGCAAGATCGCCATGCCCATGCCCTTCAATGGCCCCTCGCCTGTTCTGTTCCAGCTTTTGGGCTGGTTGACCAACGCCGCCAAGGGTGTGGTGACCACAGCAGAGGAAAAGATTGCTGACGTCAACTCCAACACCCCTGTTGGCACGACTCAAGCCCTGATTGAGCAAGGCGCAGCCGTATTCAGCTCCATTCACGCCCGTTTGCACGAGTCTCAGGGCCGCGTGCTCAAGGTTTTGAGCCGAATCAACCGCTGGTACTTGGATGACATGCAGCGTGGTGAGGTTGTTGAGGATCTAGAGATCAAACGCGAGGACTTTGCCCGCGTGACTGACGTAATTCCAGTCTCGGACCCACACATCTTCAGCGAAACGCAGCGTATGGCCCAAACCCAAGCGGTTATGGCCATCATGAAGGACAACCCAGACCTGTTCAACAAGAAGGTGGTGATCCAGAGGTTCTTGAAGCAGATCAAGGTCCCCGGGATCAACGAAATCATGGTTGACGTCCCAGCTCCAGTGAAGATGGACGCCGCCAACGAGAACGTCGCTATGGCCATCGGTCAGGCTGCCTACGCCTACCCAGAGCAAGACCACCTTGGCCACATCCAAGCCCACTTGGACTTCGCGAAGAGTCCGATCTTTGGTGGCAACCCCATCATTGCGCCAGCTTACCTGCCCAAGGCCGTGGAACACATCAAGCAGCACATTGTTTTGTGGTACTTGAACCGCATGACAGGCTACGTTCAGAAGGCCATGGGCGAGAAGCTCGAGGATTACGACTTGCAGACCGATCCAAAGGCAGTGGATAAGCTGTTTGCCTTGGCGTCACAGCACGTCGAGCTAGATGCAGACCAGACACTGAAGGGCATCATGCCTGTGATCCAGCAATTGGTGCAGGGTTTGCAGCAGTTCAAGCCACAGCCACAGATGACGCCAGACACCAAGGTGTTGCTCGACACGAGCATGGCCGAGACCCAGCGCCGCGCCAAACGCGACGAGGCAGAGATGGGCCTCAAGGACAAAGCACTGGCTGCCAAGATCCAATTGGATATGGCCAAACTGCAACAGGATCAGCAAGAGGCAATGGAAGAGCTAGAAATGCGCTTGGCCATTGCAACGAGCGACCAAGAGATGAAAGAACGCATCGAAACAGCCCGTTTAACACGCGATGCGGCAAAGCTCAATTTCGAGCAAACCAAGGCTGTACCAACCCAAGGAGACCGTTATGGCTACGAGTGATCAAGAGCAAAAGAGCGTGTTGGTTCCCCAGCACAAGCGCATGGCTATGGGCGAAAAGCTCGATGGCCAGAGCATGAAGGGCAGCCCCGCCCCAACCAAACAGTCAGGAGGTCTGTCACAGGCTAAGAAAAAATGAGAACCCTATCGGACTTGATTGGTGGAATTAAGGCTAGGCAGGCTGAAATAGCCGCGTCCCTTGTTGCTGGTAATGCGACGAACTGGGAGTCTTACATTCGGCTGGTCGGTCATAACGCGGGCCTACAGGAGGCTCTCGACATCCTAAACAATCTGATGAAAGAAGATGAAGACTATGAGTAATACCCCGGTAGCTTCTAACGAAGCTGAGATGGCTTGGGCTTTTCCGAGCGTAGATCCCGGTGCAAAACCTCTTGGTGGACGACTGCTCGTGCAGCTCCGCCGTACAAAAAAGGCAACAACTGCATCTGGAATTATCTTGGTCGAAGAAACCAAGGAAACCGAAAAGTGGCAAAACATGGTGGCCAAGGTCATCGAGATCGGACCGCTAGCGTTCAAGCATCGTGACACGATGTTAGGCTGGCCTGAAGGGTCTTGGTGTGAGGTCGGCGACTACATCCGCGTGCCCAAATGGGGCGGCGACCGTTGGGAGGTGCATGTCCCCGGTGAGGATGAGAACGAAGACAACGCCTTGTTTATGGTCCTTAACGATCACGAAGTGATTGCTAAGTTGACTGGTGATCCACTTGCTATGAGGGCATTCCTATGAGCGAAGCCAAAGAAAATATTGAAGACCTCAACGTCATTGAGGAAAAAGACGGCTCCGTCACGGTTGACTTGCCAGACCACATGGTCGACAAGTCAGAAGATGACAGCAGCGAGCCTGAAAATCATCAGGACAATGACGGTGATGTCGACCACCCTGACGACACTGATGCAGTCCGCGAAGCACGCCGCAACCGCCGCCGTGCCAAGAAGGAATACATCAAGCGCACCAATGAAGAAAAGGACCAGCGCCTTAGCTTATTCCAGCGTCAAAATCAGGAGCTGCTTGAGCGACTCGCAGTTCTTGAGCGCAAGACGCATGGTGCAGACATGGCCCGCTACGAAAAGGCCATGGAAGACGAAGAGTACCGTCTGCGATACGCCCAGCAGAAGATGCAAGAGGCGACAGACAACTCTGATGGTGCGGCGTTTACTAAGGCTCAGGAGCTTTGGTACGACAGCCGACGCAAACTTGAGGCAATGCACAACTACAAGGAGCAGGCTGCCCGCGCAGGTTCGCAAGACACAGCGCCAGCCAATCCGAAGTTGGTGCGTTTAGCCAACAGTTGGATGGAGCGCAATTCTTGGTATGACCCAGAGGCTGGAGACGAGGATACTCAGATCGCCAAGGTCATTGACAACCGCTTGGTTGCCGAGGGTTGGGATCCAGCAACACAAGATTATTGGGACGAGTTAGATAATCGCTTGCAAAAGCGCTTACCACACCGTTATACTAGAAACACTGACGAGCCTTCCAGAAGGAGTCCCCGAAGTGTGGTTACAGGATCGAGTCGCGAATCCTCTAGTAGCGTTAATGGCAACCAGTTTGTTTTGGCCCCTGAACAGGTCAGAGCAATGAAGGATGCAGGTTTTTGGGATGACCAAGAAAAACGCAACAAGATGATCAAACGTTACGCGATCGAAGCACGCAACAAAAGGAGCTAAACATTATGGATTCTCGTCTAAAGAAAACCCTCAACGCAGGTGGCCGTGAAAGCCGATCTTCACAAGATTTATCACGAGCCGCCCCCGAAGAGGCGTTCATTTCAAAGCAGGAACGTCGCAAGATGTGGAGCGATGAATGGACACAAAGTGCGCTGCCGAAGGTCCCTGAAATTCAGGGATGGCATCTTTGCTGGTTATCAACCACCAACGGCTACGACAGTATCGATAAGCGGATGCGATTGGGGTATGTTCCCGTTAAGGCGGATGAGTTACCCGGGTTCGACAACTACCGCGTAAAGGCTGGCGAAGACATTGGTTTTATCGCGTGCAATGAGATGCGCTTGTATAAGCTTCCAATGGAAGTCTATCAAGAGGTCATGACTCAAATGCACCATGAAGCACCCATGGAGGAGGCGGACAAGGTCCAAGTCCAAATTGAGCAGCTTCAAGGCAACCGCGATAGCTCAGGCAGAAGTCTGGGAAGCGTTGAAGGTGAAGGCTTTGGCAATTTGAACCGAAACGTCCAAACTCCCGTGTTTTACGGTTGAGGACATAACAAAGGAGTTAATTATGAGTGCAACCTCTGCTCCGTTCGGCCTGCGTCCTTCGTTCCACCCATCGGGTCTGGATCGCGCTGTGGCGCTCGCTGGCGGTATCGCTTCTGGTTATAACACCAGAATTCTTAAGGGCCAACCTGTAGCCCTTGACACGTCAGGAAACATCATTGCAGCTACTGCTGGCAGCGCCTTCCAAGGTGCTTTTGCTGGCCATGAGTACACTGATGTGACTGGTCGTCGTTTGGTCAGCAATCAGTGGGTGGCTAACACCGCCTATCAAGCTGGCTCTGAAGTGACCTATTACTACTCTGACCCTAATATCGTTTACGACATTCAGGCAAATGGTAGCTTGGCACAAAGCTCGATCGGCGATCAAGCCAACTTTGCAAACATTACTGATGGTTCTTCAACCACAGGTTTGTCTCAGTGCATGATCTCTACCTCTTTGGTAGGTTCGGGTAACGTCGGTGATCTGCGTATCATCGGTTTGTACAACGGCGTTGATAACGCTTGGGGTGATGCATACACCGTGGTTCAGGTTCAAGTGAGCCGCAGCCAGTATGTCGCCACAGTTAACGCTATCTAAGGAGCAATAACATGGCAGCACCAATGCGCAGTACGGACTTCCGTTCGATCGTTGAGCCTATCCTCAACGAATGTTTCGATGGAGTCTATGACCAACGTACCGACGAGTGGAGCCGTGTGTTCCGCGAGCAAGACGGTATTCCCCGTAACTACCACGAAGAACCCGTCTTGTACGGTTTTGGCGCGGCTCCCCAGTTGCCTGACGGTACTCCTGTCAGCTATCAACAGGGTGGCGTGCTCTTCTTGCAGCGCTATGTGTACAACGTGTATGGCTTGGCCTTCGCGTTGACCAAAGTGTTGGTTGAAGACGGCGACCATATCCGTATCGGTCAGGTATATGCTCGTCACTTGGCTCAGTCTCTTATCGAGACAAAAGAGACCCTGTGCGCGAACATCTTGAACCGTGCGTTCAACAACAGCTTCCCCGGTGGTGATGGCGTGTCTCTGATTAACACAGCCCACCCCATCGTGAACGGCACTTTCAGCAACCAGTTGGCCACTGCGGCTAACCTGTCCCAGACTTCTCTGGAGCAGATGCTGATCCAAATCCGTCAAGCTGTGGACAACAACGGCAAGAAGATCCGCCTTGTGCCCCGCCAGTTGGTGGTGGCCCCCGGTAACGTCTTCCAAGCCGAAGTTCTGTTGAAGAGCGTCTTGCGCTCTGGTACAGCAAACAACGACCTGAACCCTGTCAAGTCTATTGGCTTGTTGGATGAAGGCGCTGCTGTTATCAGCCGTTTGACGAGCGCTACCGCGTTCTTCGTGCAGACTGATGCTCCTGAAGGCATGAAGTTGCTGATGCGTCGTAAGCTTGAGAAAACCATGGAAGGTGATTTCGAGACCGACTCTATGCGCTACAAGGCCACCGAGCGTTACATCCCCGGCTTCACCGACCCGCGTGCCATGTACGGCACACCCGGCGTGTAAAGTGCCAAGCGGGGCGGGAATAAAAACCCGCCCCTTTTTTCGTTAATTCGTCAAGCTTTTCAAGGAGAAGACGATGCCTCAATTTTCAGACGACCTCTTTCTGGGTACGGCACAGGGCTACCAAGGCCTCGACGTATACCCCAACTCAGCCACATTTACTGGCTCAATTTCCACGACCACGTTGACCGTGACCGCAATGCTCTCTGGTGATCCAATCACCCTTGGCATGTGGCTAGGCGGCGCAAACGTGGGCACAGCCGCTTACATCACTGCTTTTGGCACTGGTGCTGGCGGCGTTGGCACTTACACTGTAAGCGCCTCACAAACCGCAGCAAGCGCGACCATTGTTGGTGCAGGCAACGCCCTCTTGGGGGACCCCTCTCCAATGGACGTAGGCGTTGGTCCTTTGGGCCGCGTTTACGTTTGGGACGTCGTTCCTCAAGCACTTGCGGCAAGCAACATTGCGGCTGTTCAAACCACCTCATCAACAATTGCGTTGACTGCTGGTACTTCTGTCAACTCTGTGGTGCTTGCAAATGGCTCTACAGTGTTGCAGCTTGATTGCCCTCGCGCAGTCAGTATCGTTTCTGGTACTGGCACATTGACCAACCGCAACGTGACCATTACTGGCTACGACTATTACGGCCAGCCAATGAGCGAAGTGATTGCCACTGGCACTGTTCAATCAACCACGGTAAACGGCAAAAAAGCCTTCTACCAAATTGCATCTGCAAGCATCTCTGGTGCTTTGGGCGCAACGATTGCTATTGGCACTACTGACATCCTTGGCTCTCCTGTTCGTATCCTCGACTTGGGCTACATCGTCCACGCTGGCTACAACAACACCTTGGCTGACAACGCTGGTACTGCTGTTGCAGCCGTTACCGCTACTGCGACCACCACTACTGGTGATGTGCGCGGCACGTTCACACCCAACGGTGCGGCTGACGGCATCAAGCGCTTGGTCATGACCATCGCCTTGCCTGCAATTGCTGTTGGTCCTAATGCAACCCGCACTGGCGCTTTCGGCGTCACGCAAGCCTAAAAGGAGCGCGTCATGGGTCAATTCAAACCAATGGTCAAAATGGAGACCACTGAGCCTTCAGTTGAACTGAAGCTCAAAAAAGGCGGCAAGGTAGCCAAGAAGGCTGACGGCGGCATGATGGGTTCGCCCATGAGCGCCGCTGGCGCTATGCCTCCCTCTATGCCTGCTCGTGGCGGTATGCCAATGGCTGGCGCACCAATGAAGCCTTCTTTGGCTATGCGTCGCCGCGCCATGAGGGGCTTGCCCGCTGGTGCTGGTCCTGCTGGTCCAGTTGGCGGTGCAGCTTCAATGCAGCCTGCAATGCCCGCTCAAATGTCTGCTCCCGCACCCGCCATGAAAAAAGGCGGCAAGGCTGAAGGCGGCGAGAGCAAATCTATGCACAAAGCTGAGATGTCGAAGATGAAGGGTCTTGAAAAAGAACTGAAGTCTCACGAGTCCAAGCCTGCTAGCAAAGGCCATAAAGGCCTGAAGACTGGTGGTGTGGTCAACGGTCAAGGTGGTTACGCCAAGGGCGGCATCATCAATACTGAAGGCCAAGGCGGCGAGTATCGCAACACCAAGATGGACACAGCCAAGCCTGACCACTCACCCGCCAAAACTGGTGGCGTGAAGATGGGCAACGGCGGTGGCTACGCTACTGGTGGTGTTGCCAAGTCAAATGGCGGCGGCTACAAAAAGGGCGGCAAGGTCAAAGGCATGATGGACGGCGGCATGATGGGCGACGGCATGATGGCTGATGGCATGTACAAAAAAGGTGGTGCAGCAAAAAAAGCCTACGCGGCGGGGGGTACTGTTAATTCAGGTCGTCCCGTCGCGATGCCTCAAGGTAGCAAGCCTGCTGCCAAGCCTGTAAGAATCAACGAACTCGCTGGTACTTACAAGGCTGGTGGCAAGGTAACGCCTGCCCAAGGTCGCTTGCAGAAGATTTCTGCCTCTGAGAATGCTCCTGCGTTTCGTGCTGCCAAAAAGGACTCGAACGAGAAGTATGGTCCAGCTAGCCGTATGAAGCTTGCGGAGGGCGGCAATGTCGACCTCTCAAAAGGTGCATATGACAAGTCGATCGGACCTGATGCTGATGACATGGCGATGGCACGGGCAATCCGTGGCTTTCCAAGCAAAGTGATGGGTAAAGTGAAGAGCGTGGCCAAAGACCTGTTCTCTACTGCACCCAAAGCTGACAGCGTCACGAAGACCAAAGAGTCAGTCACTGTGACACCCGCCAAAAAGCGTGGTGGAATGGTGAATTGCTGAAACAAGGTAGGGGCTTCGGCCCCTGCTTTTAATTGGAGATTTAGATGTCAACATTGACGAATGTATTTGCGGAACACAATGACGCAACTGGCGTTATTTATGCAGGCGCGGCAAACCTTGCTGGGTATCAACTAGCCTCTGGTGGAGTTGCTGGAGAAATTGTTTTTCGTGATGGCGGTGCATCAGGCACTGAGCGTTTGCGCGTAAACATCACAACCAATACGGCGGTAATTGCCACGCTGATCCCCGGGAACGGCATCCGCTTCAACACAAACATTCATGTCACATTGCCTACCAGTGCATCAGTGACTATTTTCTGCGGCTGATCATGCCAAGCAAGTCACCAGCTCAACACAATTTGATGGCGGCGGTTGCGCACAACCCTAAGTTTGCAAAAAAGGTTGGCATTCCCACAAAGGTTGGGAAAGAATTTGTTCGTGCTGACAAAAAGATGGCTGATGGTGGCAGCGTGAACGAGGCTGGCAATTACACTAAGCCTGAGCTGCGCAAGCGAATTGTGAGCCAAGTCAAGTCTGAGGCCACTCACGGCACAGGCGCAGGCCAATGGAGCGCAAGAAAAGCGCAGCTTGTGGCCAAGCGGTATAAAGACGCAGGTGGTGGTTATCGTGATTAAAGATTCGCAAAAATCATTGAAAGATTGGGGCGATCAAAAATGGAGAACCAAAAGTGGAAAACCGTCTAGTAAAACAGGTGAAAGATACCTTCCAGAAGCTGCGATCAAAAGTCTCAGCCCTAGTGAGTACGCTGCGACGACCAAAGCAAAAAGAGCAGGCAAAGCCGCAGGAAAACAATTCGTAGCGCAACCTAAAAAGATTGCTCAAAAAACAGCCAAATACAGGTTTTGACTATGCCAAAAAACAATGCATCAATAGCCAAGTCTTTGAAGGCGGCTGGTTTTTATGAGCCAAACAAAAAAAAGTCTGAGCGGCTAAACATCGTTAAAAAAGTAACAACCAAGCCTCAACGGGTAAAAATTGTTGACGAGGTGTTTGAGGGCAAGAAATTTAAAGATGGCGGTCCGTCTCTTGCCATTGGCCGAGGTGAGAAGTTGCCAGCCAAGCAAGGCGCTGGATTGACGGCCAAAGGGCGTGCAAAATACAACCGTGAGACTGGTTCAAATTTAAAGGCTCCACAGCCCCAAGGGGGTCCCCGTAGGGATGCATTTTGCGCGAGAATGGGGCCTGTAGCAGAAAAGAGCGAAAAGGGCAGCAGATCGCGTGCTTCGATGCAGCGCTGGAATTGCCCCGGCTGGTGAGCGAGGACAAAGACATGGCATATTCAGGTTCAGTAGGCACTACCGTCGTAACGGTGCAAACGCTAATTGATCATGGCGCACGTCGCTGTGGGAAGTTGGCCGAAGAGCTAACCTCTGAGCAGGTCTTAAGTGCCCGCGAGTCGCTGTTTTTCCTGCTGTCCAACCTGATCAACATCGGCATCCAGTATTGGGCCATCAACAAGAAGGTCTACGGCTTTTCGCCTGACCGCGCAACGTACCTGCTGCCCCTTGGAGGCAACGACGTGCTCAACGCCCTGTATCGCTGGATGAACCGCCCTGATGGCTCCTATACGTCGTCTGCTGGGGGTGTTTTGGGCAACGTGTACGACCAAGACGTCGAGACAATTTGCACCCAGAATGCAGCCAACGGCAACATTTCGGTCAACTACGGACCCTCGAACCCCATTTACATTGGCTCAATTGGTTTCTTGCCTGCTGCAAGTGGCACTTGGTCAATTATTTACGAATACTCGTTAGACAACGTGACTTGGTCAACTTTGGTCGACCTTGGAACAATCACCGTGGTGGACAACGACTGGGTTTGGACTGACATTGTCAATGGCCAAACAGTGCCCTACTACCGCATTCGCGCCTACAACGGCACGACGCTGAACCTGCGCGAGTGGTACTTGGGCAACAACAGCACCGAAATCACAATGTCGCGCCTGAACCGTGATGATTTCACCAACCTGCCAAACAAAAACTTTACGGCAAACCAGCCGTTCCAGTATTGGTTCAACAGGACCATTCCTCAGAGTCAAATTACGCTCTGGCCTACGCCTCAGAACGCCTTCTACCAGATGACCATTTGGTACTCGCGCCAGATCATGGACGTGGGTGACTTGTATGGCGAGCTGGAAGTGCCACAGCGCTGGTATGAGGCTGTCGTGATGATGCTGGCTCACAGGATGAGCCTCGAGTTGCCCGGGGTCGACCTCAATCGCACCCAATACCTCGAAGGCCAAGCCGAAAAGTACCTTGCCATGGCCGAAGAGGAAGAGCGCGACAAGTCGCCTATCTACTTTGCGCCTAACATTTCCGTCTACACGAGGTGACCGATGGCCATCTTTCTGGACACCGAAGGCTACTCAGACATCGCAATTGCGATATGCGACCGCTGCAAGATGAAGCGCCCGCATGCGGTGATGCGCAATGATCCCAACTTCCCCGGCCTCCGCGTGTGCAACGAAGGCTGCGCAGATCAGCTCGACCCCTATCGTTTACCTGCTCGTAAAACCGAAAGGATAACGATTCGGTTTCCACGTCCTGACCTCCCACTCAACGCTGGCGACAACTATTTGGTCACGGGTGGTGAAACCAACGTGTTCCAGATCTCGACCGAGGGTAATACCCAGACGCCAACATCGACTGGAAACAAGGACACTATTGCACCGAACCCACCAGACAATACGAGCACATAATGTCCGCACAAGTAACCATACTCCAACTGCCAGCCGCAGGTGCTATCACAGGCACTGAGGCGGTTCCTATTGTCCAAAATGGCGTGACGGTGCAGACGACCACGGCTGCAATCGCTGCATCCCCGTCGCAACCCTACACCTACCTGACAGTCACCCAGACGCCTCAGTTGGCCAACAGCCGCTATGTGGGCGCAACCAATGGCTTGGTGATCACTGACGGTGGCGCTCAAGGACTCTTTAATATCGGCACTACAGGCGCTTTGTTGTCTCTGGTGAACTCTGGTACTGGGATACAGGTAAAAACGTCTTCTACGGCCATTACAGGCCGTTCTATCGCTATTGCCAACACAGGCCTGAGCGTGACCGATGGCGACGGCATTGCAGGCAACCCAACGCTGTCCTTGACAGGTCAAGCACTAAACCTTGCAAACGCCAGCTTCAATGGCTTCATGGTGCTGTCAACGGCTGGCGCTGTGACCTCGACTACCTTGGTGGGTACAGCGAACCAGATTGGCATCACAAACACCAACGGCGTGGGCAATCCTGTTTTCTCGATTGCTGATGACGCGGTGTTCCCCGGGGTCGGTGCGGTCACCCTTCCTGTCGGAACCACTGGCCAGCGCGGCGCTGGTGTTATTGGCAAAATGCGCTACAACTCCACCGACGGGGCTTATGAAGGCTATTCTGCGGGTGCATGGCGTCAATTCTCTCTGTCTGGTGGTGTCACTCAAGTCGACACTGGAACAGGCCTCACAGGCGGACCTATCACAGGCACAGGCACGATTTCGATTGCCAACACCACGGTGACTGCTGGGTCCTATGGATCTACCACGCAGGTGGGCACGTTCACCGTCAACGCCCAAGGCCAACTGACTGCCGCAGCCAATGTGGCAATCACCCCTGCTGGCATCGGTGCGGTAGCGTCCGTTTCTGGCACAGCAAACGAAATAACCGCAACAGGCACAACGACCGTTGTTTTGTCACTGCCTACCGCGCTAACCTTCACAGGCAAAACGGTAACAGGTGGCACGTTTAACGCAAGCGCGGTGACCGTAGGCGGCGTAGACGTGGTGACCCTGAATGGCACGCAAACGCTGACCAATAAAACGCTGACGTTGCCTGTCATTTCGCAGATCAGCAACACAGGCGTGGTGAGCTTTCCAACGACCACCGACACCTTGGTGGGCCGCGCAACGACCGACACTTTGACCAACAAGTCGATCAGTGGCTCGACCAACACGCTGACCAACATTGCCAACGCAAGCCTGACGAACTCGTCGCTGACTATTGGAACAACCAGCATTGCGCTAGGGGCCACAAGCCTGACCTTGGGCGGTCTGACATCGGTTACGGTAACTCAAGACCCAGTCAGCAACTTCCAGTTGGCGACAAAGCAGTATGTCGACACCTTAGTCGCCTCAGGTATTCACTTCCACACGCCTGTTCGTGTTGAGTCCCCAACTCCGCTGAATGCAACCTACAACAACGGTGCATCTGGTGTCGGTGCAACTCTGACTAACGCAGGCACACAAGCCGCCTTAGTTATTGATGGCGTGACTGTTGCAGTCAATGACCGCGTGCTGATTTATACCCAGACCAACGCAACGCAGAACGGCATCTATGTGGTGACGGACGTAGGATCTGGGTCAACCAATTGGGTGCTGACTCGGTCATCCGATGCGAATACCTACGTCATCAATAGCGCCAACGGTTTAAGCGAAGGCTCCACTGTTTTTGTCCAACAGGGCACGACTGGCGCTGGCGAGACTTACACTTGCAACACGTCTGGCGTCATCACGTTTGGCACGACCAACATCACTTTTGTCCAAATCTCTGCAACGCAGATCTATTCTGCTGGCACTGGTTTGACGCTGACTGGCACAACGTTCTCAATCAGCAACACCGCTGTGACTGCGGCAACCTACGGCTCGGCCTCCGCTGTGCCTGTTTTTGCTGTAAATGCGCAAGGTCAGCTCACAAGCGTCACAAACACAAACATCGCAATTGCCGCGTCTCAAGTAACGTCTGGCACTCTAGCCGTTGCTCAAGGCGGAACAGACATCGCCTCGTACACAATTGGTGATACGCTTTACGCAAGTGGTGCAACAACTTTGTCTAAACTAGCGCTTGGCACGCAGGGGTATGTGCTGACAGCGGGCGCAACTGGGCCTGTTTGGTCTGGCATCTCTGGCGGAACTTTCTAAGGAAAAATTATGGCTGCAACAAATTACACACCGATCCAACTTTACTTTTCAACGACTGCATCTGCCGTACCTTTGGCGGCAAATCTTGCACAAGGCGAGCTGGCGATCAACATCACTGACGGCAAGCTGTATTACGAGGACAACGCTGGCGTTGTGCAGGTAATTGCAACCAAAGGTGCTGGCACGATCGGCGGCTCAAACACGCAAATCCAGTACAACAACGCAGGCGCGTTGGCTGGTAATGCGGCCATGACGTTCAACAGCGCAACAAGCACCACTACGCTAACCACGCTGAACCTCACCAATGCCCTTGGCGCGATCTATGGCGGCACTGCGCAGTCTACCTATGCTCAAGGTGATGTGCTTTACGCATCAGCCTCCAACACGCTTGCAAAGCTTGGTATTGGCGCTGTCAACTACATCTTGACATCGACTGGCTCGGTTCCTCAGTGGTCCGCTCCTTCAAGCATTTCGGTTCTGACGGCCACAAACCTTGCTGGTGGCCTTGCTGGTTCTGTTCCTTACCAGTCTGCCGTTGACACAACCACTTTCTTGGCCATCGGCGCTGCAAACCGCGTCATGACCTCTACAGGTACTGCGCCTCAGTGGGTGACCTCTTTGACAGGCCTTACAGGCGTTTCCAGCTCTAGCATCACCAACACTAGCTTGACCTCTGGTCGCGTCGTTGTGAGCACTACTGGCGGCGCTCAGGCTGATGATGCTGATCTGACCTTTGACGGCACAACTTTGTCGGCTGGTGGCTTCTCAACAGTTGGCCTGACCAATCTTGTGAGGACTGTCAAGATCGGTGACAGCAACTTCAGTGGCGTCGCTGTGTTTGCTCCATCAACCCCTGCCAAGCTGTATCTCGGCACTGGCACGGTGACTGACACAACTTCTGCAATTGGTGCGACCAACGCAACAGGTGCAATCGCTTCTTTGGCCATCACGCCAATTGCTGCGACCAACACCAGTGTCACCTACACCAACGCAGCGACTTTGTACATCGCAGGCGCTCCAAGCGCTGGCACGAACGTCACACTGACCAACCCATACGCTTTGTATGTGAATGGAGGCGCTTCGTACTTCGGTGGCGGCATTACTCTTGACGGTGGCACAGCCAACGGCGTTTTGTATTTAAACGGCTCTAAGGTTGTTACAAGCGGTTCTGCGCTTACTTTTGATGGGACTAACTTTGCAACTACAGGATCAGGTACTTTTTCGGGACTTTTAAGTCGTATTCATGCACAAGGTACAGACGCATATATTACAAATACAACGACAGGAAAAGCAAATACTGTCATGGGTTTTAACGACTCTGGTTCTACAAATGGACAAGGAATTCCAACAGGGTATTCGTATTATGGAAGTCTTCAAACATACCCAATAGGCTTTACTTCTAGTGGATATTTAACCAACTCAATTAGTTCTACTAACCATATTTGGAATATTACAGGCTCAGAACAAATGCGCCTAACCTCTACAGGTCTAGGTATTGGTACAAGTTCACCTGCTACTAAACTACAAGTTGTTTCTGATACACCAATTAGATTAAACAATGCCGCAAGCACTTCACAAGCAGATTTGTCTTTTGCGGATTCTGGTGCAACACTAAAAGTTGAAAACTTTTTTGGTACGGGTTCAGCAATCACATTTGGCACTAATGCAAATGGCGCTGGAGTATTGGAGCGTATGCGCCTCGACTCCTCTGGCAACCTTGGATTAGGAGTTACTCCTAGTGCTTGGACAAGTGGTACTTACAAAGCATTTCAAATTTTTGGTGGTGGCGCAGTTTCTGGTTCTAGCGGTCAAGTCAATTTTTCACAAAACTTTGTTGGTGAGTCTGGTGGTGAAAAATATATTGCTACCGCCGCCGCATCTTCATATTCTCAAGTTGCTGGTTCACATCGCTGGTACAACGCCCCATCAGGCACAGCAGGAAACGCCATTACCTTTACTCAGGCAATGACTCTGGATGCTAGTGGGAATTTGGGGGTTGGCACAACCTCTCCCGGTGCGCGAGTCGATGTTTCTGGCTCTGGTTCTAATGCGGTAGCTTTAATTCAGGCGACCAGAAGTGATTTGAGCATCACAACCGCAATGGGCAGTGATGGTGGATTGTCTGGCGGTTTTATTCGTACCACTACTAACCATCCACTTGTATTCGGAACAAACAACACCGAACGTGCCCGTATAGACTCAAGCGGTAACTTGCTTGTGGGGACTACGACTGCTGGCGGTCGCTTGACTGTTGCAACTACCACAGCAGTGGATGCAACGCTCACAGTTAAAGCTGAGGCGGCAAACTATGCGTCAATCATAAACATTGAAGCCCAAAACGATAACGGTGCTATCTATAACTACATTGCCTCAAACACAACTAGCGTTACTCAACATTGGAAAATTAGTGGTGGTGCGGCAACCAACACAATGGCGTTTTCTACCGGTGGGACGGAGCGCGCTCGTATAACTTCAACGGGTGAATTTTTAGTCGGCACAACCGTTTCACCAGTTGCTACATACAACTGTTTTAGAGAAAGTGGTGCTGATGTTCAGTTGCTGTTGGAACGCACTGGTGGCGGTGGTGGTGACGGGTTCGGTGGTATTGGTGGAAACCTTGCTAACGCACTGACCGTTTATTCAGGTGATAGCGGGACGTTGGTAGGCCCAAGGTTTAACGTCACTCAAGGCGGTTCATGCTTCAACACAACGGGTACATACGGCACTATCTCTGACATCAAAATTAAAGAAAACATTCAGGATGCCCGTGGGTATCTTGAAGACCTGTGCCGAGTCCGTATTATTAAGTATTCGCTTAAAGCCGACGCCAAATCTGCACCCGATAAGTTGGGCGTGATTGCGCAAGAGTTGGAAGAAATCTTCCCCGGAATGATTTACGAAAGCCCTGATGTCATCAACGGCGAGGAAATGGCAGGTACAACCACAAAAAACGTAAAGTACAGCGTGTTTGTTCCTATGCTGGTAAAAGCCATGCAAGAACAACAAGCAATCATTGAATCACTCAAGGCACGTTTGGATGCCGCTAATCTTTAACCCCCGAAAGGAAAATCATGGCTAATACATACACTTGGACAGTCACAGCAATGGACTGCTACCCACAAGAAGGCGGCAACACCGATGTCGTGTTCACCGTTCACTGGACTTGCTCTGGTACAGACGGCACATACAGTTCTTCTGTCTATTCCACTTGCGGCATTCCTTTGACCTCTGGCACATTCACCCCCTACGCACAGCTTACTCAAGCTCAAGTATTGGGTTGGATCTGGGCTAACGGTGTTGACCAAGCCGCTACTGAAGCCGCTGTTGCACAGCAGATTGCAAACCAAGTGAACCCACCCGTGGTCACTCCTGCACTGCCTTGGGCAGCGCCTGCGGCATAATTGCAAAAGGGCAAACCGCTGGCCCTAACAGCGGCAATTACACGGAGAGTTTCATGCAAAAAATCACCCTTTCAACCGAACTGGTCAACGCAATTCTGCAATATTTGGGCAATCAGCCCTTTGTTCAGGTACAGCAATTGATCAACGGCATCCAGCAAGAAGCCCAAGCCCAAGCTGCACCCGCAGCCCCTGAAGCACCTGCTGCTGAGTAAACGTCTAGTTGAGCGGAAATTGACCGATGGAACCGATTCACGAACTTGCTACGGAAACGGACAAGCGTCTGAGTGTTCACGAGGCAATTTGCGCTCAACGATATGAGGGCATTCAAGCCCGCTTTGACGACGGTTCCAAGCGCATGACCAAGATCGAGTACCTCTTGTACATTGTGATTGCGGCTGTGTTGCTTGGCCCCGGGGTCGCCGCCGAATTTGTTAAAAAGATTTTAGGACTTTAGTTTTTGGCTAGAAAGTATTTGAGATTTTTTGGTCATGATCCCAATAGACCCCATAACAGCGTTAGAAGGACTACAAAGTGCAATCAGCGTAGTCAAGAAGGCTAGTAAGGTCGCAAGTGATCTAGCAGGCTTGGCTCCATCCATCTCGCGGCTTTTCGATGCCAAGAGCACCGCTACCAAAGCGATGCTTCAAGCCAAGCGTACAGGCGGTAAATCTAACCTTGGAGCGGCGTTACAGATTGAGATGGCGCTTGATGAAGCCAAGAGGTTTGAAGCCCAGTTGCAACTGCTGTTCATGCAGGCTGGCCGAATAGACGTGTGGAACGCCACCAAAGCTCGACAAGCTGAGATGGACAGAGATGACGCCAAGGAAATGGCGGCGTTGAAAGCTGAAGAAAAGAAACGCAAAGAAGAAGAACAAGAGCAGATGGCGTGGGCGATTGGCGTTGTCGTGATCGTGATGCTCTTAGGCGCAGTTGGTTGGGGCATCGCTGAGATACAAGACTACTGTGCCAAGACAAGGTGTGGTCGGTGAATGAGTACCAAAAGCAGTTTGACCAATTCCTTAAAATCTTTGTACGGTTGTGCATTGTTTGGTGGGTGCTCGGACTGCTCCGCTTCCTGCCTGATGAGTTGGCCGATAAGGTCGTGACCAAGATATTGGGGATGTTTGGACTATGAGTGATGAAAAGCCATCAGACGTATTGAGCAAGGTGCTGTCCTATGTTGACAGCCCGTTCAAGCTGTTTGCGCTGATACTCATGGCGATTTTTGCTTTCGCTGGTTACTTCGTCTGGCAGAACCAAGAACTGTTAGTGGGGGCTTACAAAGAGTCCAAGCGAATGCCAAGCATTGTTGAGGACAGAGTGGAAGACGCTGCCGCCCACCTGTTCAAAACCACCAATGCCACCATTGTGGCCGTGTTCAAAGTAAACCCCATGTTTGGAACCCGAGTGCTGTACCGCGCTTACACCAAAGAAGGCCGAGACAAAACCAATGACGGGCTTGATGTTGGCCTGTTTACCCAGAACGCAAAGAACAACGCTGACGTGGTCAGCCTTATGGCCAGCGAGGTTCCTTGCGGTGAGTACCGCGCAGCACAGTCCGAGATGGGCCTGTGGTACATCGCCAAAGGGGTTACCTACACCTGCCGAATCAGCATCCCACCTGATCCAAGCCGTTTTGTTGGCCAAATTACTGTTGGCTGGGATAATGAGCCTGCCGACATTCAGGTGGCAAGAACCATGATGGAAATTGCAGCAACCATGCTTTCAAGGAGCAAACAATGATCGCACTCGACGCACTTCTAAACGTGGGCGGCAAGCTCATTGACAAACTAATTCCAGACCCAGAGGCCAAAGCCAAGGCGCAATTAGAACTTTCTAAAATGGCTCAAGATGGCGAGTTAGCCAAGATGGCCAACGAAACAAAGCTGTACGAGACTGAGCAAAACAACCTCACACAGCGCGTTCAGGCCGATATGGGGTCTGACTCTTGGTTGTCCAAAAATATACGTCCTATGACGCTTATATTCCTTTTGCTGGCCTATTCTGGCTTTGCTATTGCATCAATTTTTGAGTATGAGACGCGCGGCGCTTATGTTGAGTTGCTTGGCCAGTGGGGAATGTTGGTCATGTCGTTTTACTTTGGTGGCCGTACCATGGAAAAAATTGCAGACAGGATTAAAAAATGAACCTCACGCCACACTTCACACTTGAAGAATTAACGCACACGGATCACCGTGAATTTGACAATATTCCAAATGAAAAAGAACTTGAAAACATTCAAAGACTGGCCGAATTTCTTGAAAAACTCAAAACTGTACTTGGCGGAAAGCCCATCATGGTCAATTCAGCCTTCCGCAGTAAACAAGTCAATGATGCTGTGGGCAGCAAAGACACTTCTCAGCATCGCATCGGCTGTGCTGCTGATATTCGTGTTCCCGCCATGACGCCAGACCAAGTGGTGCGTGCCGTAATAGCCTCAGATCTTGAATTTGACCAAGTAATTCGTGAGTTTGACCGCTGGACGCACATCAGCATTCCAAACCAAGATGACGGAAAGCCCCGAAAACAGGCGTTGATTATTGACAAAGCTGGCACAAGACTGTTTGCTTAGAGCTAGCTTAGGCATTAAAATGAACAAAAGAAGGGATGCCACCACATGACAGTCGCAGCCGTAATGACGTATGACTCTCTGGTCAACGACATCCAGACCTATCTGGAGCGTACTGATCAGCAGACTTTGGACAAAATTCCGCAGTTCATTATGCTGGCGGAGCAGATCATTGCGGCTGAGATCAAATTCCTTGGCAACCTGACTGTGGCCACAAGCACCATGGTCCTTGGCGAAAACGTCATTCCAAAGCCTGCCCGCTGGCGCAAGACTGTGTCAATGAACGTGACCGTGGCAGGCCAGCGCCAGCCTGTATTGCTGCGCACATACGAGTACATCCGCGAGTATTGGCCAAACCCAACTTCAACCGACGTGCCGCTGTTCTTTTGCGACTACGACTATGAGCATTGGCTGATTGGTCCTACGCCTTCATTAGGTTACAACTACGAGGTGCTGTACTACGAGCGAGTGCAGCCCTTGGACTCCTCGAACCAATCAAACTGGTTCACCCAGTACGCGCCACAAGCGATGCTGTACGGTACTTTGTTGCAGGCCATGCCGTTCCTCAAGAATGACGAGCGCATGCCAATGTGGCAAAGCAATTACGACCGAATTATTGAAGTCCTGAAGACAGAGAACGTCACACGCGGTGCTGATCGTCAGGCGATTGCGAGGGATTCATGAGTTTCAATAGCCCATTTACTGGTCAGGTAATTCAACCGACCGACGTCTCATACCGCAGCATTACGCTCGTTGCTGACGAAACCCTGTCGTGGCCAATCAATGGCAGCGACACAGACAACGCAGCCGCACGAGTTATGGACGTCACGTCGCTCTCAAGCGGCGCAGTGCTTTCTGGCGTTACAGTCACAGGCACAAATGGTCAGTGCTCTTGCACCACGACTCCAAGCCTGTTTGTTGGCCAAGCTATCGTCGTGACTGGTATTTCCACTGGTACGTCAACAGGCATCACTACTGGCAACACTTACTACATTATTGCCACCAACGGCTCGACGACCTTCACGGTGTCCTCTACCTTGGGTGGAGCTGCGGTGGCCACCACGGCTGGCACAACTACTGGGTTGACGTTCACGCTTGACTCGTTCACGCTGGACATGCCCCCTGCAAATCAGGCGTCTGTGGGTATTGACGCGCTGTTCCGCAACGTGGGGTCCTACACCTTTACGGTCAGGAACTATGTGGGTGGCACGATTGTGACGATTGCCCCCGGTGAAGCAAAGTACATCTACCTCACCAGCAACACCACCACAGCAGGCACATGGGGCCTCATTGCTTTTGGTGTGGGCACATCCAACGTCGACGCAGCTACTCTTGCTGGTTTTGGTCTGAAGGCTATTTCCAACACGCTGAATTCTGCTAACAACGTCGTCACCTTTGCTTCAAACTACACCGCTCTGACCACTGACCGTGCATCAACTCACGTTTGGACTGGTGGCTCAGGCACGCTGACCCTGACCTCTGCTGTCACCTTAGGCAACGACTGGTACATGATGGTCCGCAACGGCGGATCTGGTACTTTGACCATCGCCCCCTCTGGTGGCATTTTGATCAACGGCGCATCGACAATTTCCTTGCAGCCTGCTGACTCTTGCGTGATCTGCTGCTCTGGCGCTGCATTTTTCACCGTAGGCTTGGGCCGCAGCACCCAGTTCAACTTTACGCAGCTCACCAAGGCTGTGGTGACTGGCAGCTATACCCTGACAGCCTCAGAGGCGGCCAACACAATTCAAAAGTACACAGGCACGCTGACAGGCAACGTCACCGTGGTCCTACCGCAGACGGTGCAGGTGTACTACATCACGAATCAGACCAACGGCGGAGGCCCCGGCTACCAGATCACCTTCACCACAGGCGCAGGTGGTGCAACTGCCACGGTCCCCGCTGGCCAGCAGGTGATCTTGCTGTGTGACTCGGTCAACTTGCTCAACGCCTCGACGATCGCTGCTGGTGCGGTGAACGTGTCGCTGGTGGATGGCACGGTGGGCGCTCCATCGCTGAACTTTGCGACGGAGACGTCAACGGGTATCTATCGCCCCGGCTCTGGTGAGTTCGGCATCTCAATCTTGGGCGTCAAGTTGTTTGGCCTAACCTCGACAGGGCTGAACATCCCGGGCACGGGGAACTTTACTGGGGGTGTTCAGGGCGGGACCTTCTAATGGCGGCCAAGGTTTTCTCACTCGACACGCAGCCGGGCATCCAGCGCGATGGCACAGTGTTCGACAAAATGTTCTACAACGACGGCGAGTGGGTCCGCTTCCAGCGTGGCCGCCCTCGCAAGATCGGTGGCTTTCGCGTCATTTCGGACCAGCTCACAGGACCCTCACGCGGGATCTGGGTCAACCCACAGAACGCCTTCACGTCCATTTTCAGTGGCTACAACAACGGCCTTCAGGTCCTGACCATTGACAACAATGGCGTGGGCGCTGGTGTGGGTGACTTCACTTTGTCCAACTTCACGCCATCCAATTTGAACCTGTGGCAGTTTGATGGCTTCTACGACGTGACAGGGACGGGGTTGCAGTCGTTGATAGCGCACCCGGGGCAAAACCTCGCCTCCATCGGCAACGACAACAACACCCCTGTGCTCATTGGCGACATCACCGCCTTAACCATGAGCCAAATTGGTGTCTTTACTGACTCTGGCACTACAACAAATTTGAGTCCCACAGTGACTTTGGCTGCGGCCAATCCTCTGATTGGTGCGGGCCAAACTGTGACAGGCACGGGCATTCCTGCCAATACCACGGTGGTGTCAATATCCACTACCACGTTGACTTTGTCAAACAACGCCACGGCCTCTGGTACGGTGGTGCTGACATTCAACAACAACATTTCAGTTTCTGGTGGCGTGGTGTCGCTGCACCCTTACCTGTTCGTGTATGGCAACAACGGCCTGATCCAGAACTGCTCGGCTGGCAACACCAACGACTGGGTCTCTGCGGACGCCAACGCGGTCAATGTGGCCTCTGGAAAGATTGTCCAAGGGCTACCCGTCAGGGGTGGCTCAAACGCGCCTTCTGGCCTGTTTTGGAGCCTTGACAGCCTGATCCGCGTGTCGTTCATTGGTGGCACAGGAACGCCCCCTCAATACTGGCGCTATGACATCATCAGCAGCCAATCCTCAATTCTGTCTTCGCAGTCGGCCATTGAGTACGACGGCGTTTACTATTGGTGCGGTGTTGATCGCTTCTTGCTTTACAACGGTGTTGTGAAAGAAATTCCTAACACCATGAACCAGAACTACTTTTTTGACAACCTGAACTATGACCAACGTCAAAAGGTTTGGGCGACAAAGGTTCCGCGTTTTGGTGAGATTTGGTGGTTCTACCCTCGTGGCGATGCAACAGAATGCACTGACGCAATCATCTACAACGTGCGCGAGAACACTTGGTACGATGCAGGCGAGGCCCGTGGTGCACAGCGCTCCGCTGGTTACTTCTCACAGGTGTTTGCTTTTCCCGTTGCGGCTGACTGGCACACTAGCACCGCCGAGACCGTGTTCACTGAAACTTACAACGAAGTGTCTGGCAGCGTGTTCCTGTACAGTGACACCTACAACACTCAAGTGGCTTTGCGTCAGGTCATATCTGGCTCCAACATCCCCACAGGCACGACCGTGGCGGCGATCACCACTAGCAACCTTAAGACGCTTGGAGCGATCACAGGCGGCTCTGGGTACGTCAATGGCTCCTACGTCAACGTAACCCTCACAGGAGGCTCAGGATCGGGCGCTAAGGCCACGATCGGTGTTTCTGGAGGGGCAGTTACCACCGTGACCATTACGGCCCGTGGAGCGGGCTATGCGGTCGGCAACACCCTAAGTGCCACGGCAGCTAGTTTAGGTGGCTCTGGTGCTGGCTTTTCAATCCCTGTGACGGCAATTTATCTTCAAGCCATTCAGATGTCAGCAGCGGCTACTGGAACGGGCGCGGCAGCTCTGACTTTTTCAATCCCTGCCAACTTGATTTCAATGTATCAGCATGAAATTGGCACTGATGAAATTGCTGGTCAAAACGTGCGGGCGATCCTAAGCTCATTTGAGACCAACGATTTGAGCTGGCTTGGCGGTGGACCTTCTCAACCAGCGGCAGAAGGTCAAAACCGATGGATTCGCGTAGAGCGTATTGAGCCTGACTTTTTGCAGTCTGGCGACATGAACGTTGTTGTGACTGGCCGCCCATTTGCGCAGGGTGAAGACAAAGAGTCTGATCCTTACGTCTTTGGACCTAACACAGGCAAGATTGACATGCGTGAGCAGCGCCGTGAATTGCGATTGAGGTTCACCTCTGACGTGGCTGGTGGAAACTATCAGCTTGGCAAATTGGTTCTCAATGCCGAGATCGGCGACGTGAGGCCATATGGCCCTTAATCCAGCACAGATCTATGATCCACGCTATCACACGTTTGAGTCGTGGGCGTCGCTCATGTGCGAGCTTTATGCTGCTCAAAATCTCCAGATCCCTGATGCACAGACGGATTGGCGGCTGTGGGGAAATGGCTTGAACGCCATTGACGTATTTTCAAATGAGGCCACGCCACGCACAGACCAGTACGAGAACTGGTTTGATTGGGCTGAGGCCATGGTGGCTGCTGTTAATCCTGCAACGCAAACAACGTAAGTAATATGGCTCCACAGAATTTAACCATAGACAACGTTTGGGATTGGTATAACGCAAATCCAAACGCCGAAATAACGCCTGAAATACAGAAGTTGTTTGACGATTATTTTGTTAAAAACCCAATTGATTTGTCAGATTTAGAATATGCGTTTGGCGACTTTAGCCTTAACAGCGGCTTAAAGTTAAATTCGCCAGAAGAGCAAGTAAAAGCCAAAGCCATTGGCGAGATGAAGAAAAAAATTCTTGCGCAAGGCACATCTGACAAATGGACTGGTCAAGGATTTGGCAACAAAGACCTCAACGCAAAGGCCATGGCTGAAGCCTTGTACAACAACGGCATTACAAGGCTTGAAGATTTTGGCAAAGTTCCAGCGTACACACCTGTTACAACTAAATATTACTATAACGGACGCGAGCTTCAAGTAACAGGCGCAGACGAATATGGCTACGGTGGTGGCGATTATTTCTATAGAGAGCCAACAGGTGGCTATGATTATGATGGCAACCAAGAATTTAGAACCGTTATGGTTCCTAAAAGCGCCACCTTAGAACCTCGTTATTTTAAGACTGTTGACGCAGGAACGGATTCAGAAGGGTATCCTCTTACGTCGCTTGCACCACTTGCAAGCAACGAAGTTATAACAAAAGACGGCCAAAAAGTTTACAAAAGCGGCGAAACTTTTGGCAACAAAGTAACAGGTAAAGCAATCCCTGCAAATTACAGCAGAGCAGGTGGCGACATTTGGTCTGGTACTTTTGCGGGTGATGGCTCTACAGGTTTTGGCGTGCAGTTTAATGAACTAGGCATGCCGATCTTCTACACGGCGTATGGCGGCTCAACGAGTGACTGGGGCATCATTTCCCAGATATTGAGCGTCGCGTCGATGATCCCGGGGCCGCACCAGCCCTTCACCATGGCCCTCAGCGCAATTGGAAACGCTGCCAATGGCAACACCGTAGGCGCAATTTTAAGTGCCCTCGGTGCTGCTAATGCATATGGCCAAGCATTCAATACGCTGCCAACAACCCTTGGCACACAAGCATTTGACATTGACACACTTGGTAGTTACGTTGCAGCGGGCGTAGATAACACAGCAGCAAACTGGCTTGCAACCAATGCAGGTTCAATTAGAACGGCCACGCAAGGCGTGCAGCTTTTATACGCATTAGACAAAAAAAACCTACAAGGCGTCCTCTCTTCTTTAATAGGCATATCGCCGCAGATCGGTATCACAATACCTGAAGATTTAATGCGGCCCGTGCAATACGCGGCTGTTGCTTCTGCTCTTGGCAAAGGCGACTTTACAGGTGCTACTTATGCGGCTGCAACTCTTACAAACAATTCAGACGTAAAGCTTGCAGCTAGTGGATTAAACCTTGTCAACGCTTTGAAGTCAGGCGATCCAGCCGCAATGATGTCTGCATCAATTGACTTTGCAAGGCAGACTCAGTTGAATGCATCGGTGATCAAAGACGCTGCAAAGCAAATGGGCTTGCCGCTGTCAGACAAGCGTGCAAATGAACTTTTGACAATGTCAGCAGGTGAGGCCGATGCGCACATCAAAGATTACTACAAGCAAATCAACGCTGTAAAAGCAAGCTATTTAGATCAATTTGGTGAGCCAATTTCTGATGATTTGCTTGCATCATTTGGTAACGCTGACAGCTACACCACAGGTTTTAACAACTACGTTAGAAACTGGAATGACGACAGAAACACAACGAATCAGACTGAGTTAACTTCATATCTCAATAGCGTAGGGTTGAAATTTGAAGACTTAACGGCTGATCAGGTGTTTTCAGCTTTGTCGTTAAGTGAGGCAAACGCAAAGACATACGCGCAAAACCTTGCCGATATCAAGTCAGTAACGTTTGATGGTAATGGGTACAAAACAAAAGAAGAGGCTTTGAACGCTGCTCAAAAAGCAGGGTACAACACCTTTGAGCAAAACGGCATGACCTACACGTTTATGCCAAGCGATCAAGCAAAGGTTGTTGCCAAAGCTGCCTCAGAAAATAAGTTGCCTAGTGTATCGACACAAGACTTCCAAACTATCACAGGCCAGCAATTTGATTGGGTTAGCGAAAAAGACATTCCTAGAATTGTTATTGTTGCAAAGCGTATAGAACCACCTTTGTATAGTGATGCCAAGGCTTACGCAGAGTATCAGCAATTCATCAAAGACCATGGCGGTGTTAAGTTTCCAAAGTGGTTAAGCGACCAACTAGCAATTGCAACAGAAGCGTTCAAGGGTGCGCCTGATGGCTCTGTTGCAAACGTCATTAAGAACGGCCTTGCGTTTGGTGCGCGTAACTTTGGCAACCTTGCAACAACGCTGCTGCGTGGTTCAGAGGCTATGGGCTTGAGTCCAGAAAACTCCGCATTAAAGGTTTCTCAAGCCTTTGAGCGCTGGGGCAAATTGAATCAATCCAAAGGCATCATGGATGCTGAAAAAGCATTCTCCGATGGCATAAACAACATCAGCAAAGCAACGGTAGCAAAAGAGCTAGGCGTTCCTGAAAGTCAAGTCAAAGACTGGCAAGTTGCTGCACGTCAGCTTAAAGAGTTTGGCAAGCAGGCAGTAAACAATCCTCTTGGCACATTGTCAGTTGTTGGCGGCGAGGCGTTGCAAGAGATCCCGTTCTTGGTTGCGTCTGCTGGCGTGGGTTCAGTTGCGGCAAAAATGGTCAGCAGGGCTGGAGCTTTTGCTGTTGCTCGAGGTACTGACGCAGCACTTAATGGTTTTGAATCGTTCAGTGGGAATTACGCTGAAGTCAAAGACTATTTAATTTCAAGAGGCGTTCCTCCTAGCAAAGCTGAAGCACGAGCGCTTGCCTCTGGTCTTGAGGCTATGGCAGTGACTGCCGCAACAAGCTGGGTCGGAGATACGGCTGCGCTTAGAGTGCTTATGGGAGATCAGGCCCGAATTGCAGCAACTGCTGTGGTGGGCGCTAGCTCTAAAGAATTTGTGATGGGCTATGTTGAGGGCGCAGCTCAAAACATTAGCGCACAAATTGGTAAATTCGGTGAAGTGCGCAACATAGCAGAGGTCACAGCCTCTGGAGCGCTAGAAGGCTTCATTCAAGGTGGATTGACTGCTGGTATTGTCTCTTCAAGTGCTTTGTCTCAGGTTGTGGCCAAGGGTTATGACGGTGCATCAGTAACGTTAAATGACATCATTACTGGTGCAAAAACATTTGACCCATCAACACTTGTGCGGTCTGCTGTTTTGGCTGGTGGGATGACCATCAACAATGCGCTTCAGTACAACAATTTGTCAAGTCTTGGGCTGCAATCAAGCCCAGAGCAATACACACAGATTGTCAAAACGTTTCAGTCTGAAGGGTATACGCCTAATGACGCTGAAATACTTTCTATTGGAAACAATAACCCTGACGCAAGCGCTAGCGATTTGACCGCTGCCGTCACAAGATATGCAGATCCATTAAATACCACTGAAGACGAAGCAAAAGCGTTTTTCAAAGAGGTTTTTGGCGTTGATCCAACTGCTGAACAGTTAACAGCGTTTGTTGGCAAGTCAGAGACAGCATCAAAAAATCTTGTAACGCAACAGTTTGACGCTGCAAATACGAAAAAAGCAACCGATGCTGGTTTCCCAGACTTTGCAACCTACACGCAATACAAAGGTGATAAAGCCGCATACGACGCTGCCAATTCTACGGCGGCGAATATTAAGTTAGCTACTGATGCAGGCTTCCCTGACTACTCATCTTACAAGCTGTTCAATGGAAATTTGGAGGCTTATACCGCAGCCAAAACAGCGGCTGAAACCGCTATAAAAATGGCTGTTGGCCGCGCAGATACGCCACTTGATTTGCGCTATGACGTAAACAAAGATGGCAAAGTAAATTCTGCCGACGGCTTATTGCTTGCAAAAGGCACTGCGCTTAGAACTGACATTGATGCCTCTGGTGCAAAAACCACGGCTACTCTTGATGCTGAGGCAAAAGCAGCAGGCTTTCCTAATAACGCAGCCTTTGTTCAGTACGGTGGTGATCTAAACGCTTACAACAGCGCTGTGACCGCTGCTGCAAATACTAAAACGGCAACCGATGCAGGCTTTCCTGACTTTGCAACTTACACACAGTATGGTGGAAGCAAAACAGCATATGACGCTGCACTAGTAGCAAATGCAAATAAGAAAACTGCAACAGATGCAGGGTTCCCTGACTTTGCGACTTACACCCAATACAACGGTAATTTAGCTGCTTACAACACTGCTAACACTGATGCCGCAAACATCAGAAAAGCTACGGACGCTGGCTTTCCTGACTACGCTACGTTTCAGCAATATAACGGCGACATTGCCGCGTACACAGCAGCAAAGACCGAGGAAAAAAATAAAGCAACTGCGACTGCCGCAGGCTTTCCTGATTTTGCAACTTACACGCAATACAACGGTGACAAGGCTGCATACGCTACTGCCCTTTCTACTGCCGCAAACACCAAAACGGCGACCGACGCAGGTTTCCCTGACTACGCAACGTACACCCAGTACAACGGCGACAAGGCGGCTTACGACGCAGCAAAAGCAACTAGCACAGGCACTGGAACGGCTACTGGCACAGGAACAAGCACGGGAACAGGTACTGGCACGCAAACAGGTACTCAGACAGGGACGGGGACTCAGACGGGTACGCAAACTGGGACTGGCACACAAACTGGAACTGAAACGGGTACACAGACAGGCACTCAGACAGGAACACAGACTGGCACAGGAACGCAGACGGGGACTGGAACTCAGACTGGTACTCAGACTGGCACGCAGACTGGTACAGGTACTCAGACGAGCACAGGAACTCAAACTGGTACTGAAACGCAGACGGGAACGCAAACAGGAACCGTTGACGCTGTTACTCAGGCTATCAATACTGCAATTGCTGGAATTAAATTCCCAGTAGGAATTACTGCTGCCGATGTTACTGCGGCCATCAAGGCTGAGTTAGCTACACGTCCAAATTTAAGTGTTGCGGATGTAACTAACGCCATTTCTGCTTACATGACGGCTAATCCAGCCCTTACTGCTGCTGACGTCAACACAGCAATTTCAACAGCTACTCAAAATTTAGTAACTAACACAACGTTAAACACACTCTTAACTGGCGTCAATGAAAACGTCCGAACTAAGTTTGAAACGCTAAATCAAGGACAAAGGGACTTGGTTGCGAGAATGACCCAGCAGGGTGTTGACTTGACGCGGGCTATTGACAATGCCGCTTTAACAACGACCAATCAGATCAACACTGTAAAAACTGATCTGACCAAAAACATTACTGACGTCCAAACGCAATTCAACACCCGCGTAGACGAGCTGATGCTGCAAGGTCAGACCTATCAGGCCGCTACCAATCTAGCCTTGAAAGAGCTAGGAACAGGCGTTACTGGTTTGCAGACTGGATTTGACGAATATAAAAAGCAGCAGGAGGAGGCTGCAAAGCAGGCCTCTTTACAAGCAAAGCGGACAGCTAACACGGCAAAAACGGCAAGCAACCTTGCTGGTGCTTTGGCGCTTGTTGCGCCTGCGGCGGGGGACTTGGTGGACACCTCCACCCCCGGCTTCAAGGACATTGGCCTCAAAACCACAGGCGAGGCAAAATTTGAAGGCCCCCTTGAGCAATACCTCAAGATGGTCAAAGAAAATGCTTATGTGCCCAAACCAACACAGCAAGAAACTCAACAACAAAACCAGCAGGTGGCCCCAGTGCAAGATGAACTCTCAAACCCACAGCAGCAGCCCCAACAAGGGACTGACTATTTCGCCTACGGCCAACAGAACGAAATTGACGATCTGTTAGGCGGAAATCAGATTCCAAATCAGCCCTTCAAGGCTGGTGGTCTTGCAACGCCCCTGTTCGCTGGTGGTGGCGGAACGACCCGCTATGGCCACTACGCAGGGGGTGGCTTGAACGTGGTTGAGCACGCTGGCAAGGCTCGGCTGGACTTCCGTTCAGGCAACGCGGTTACGGGAGCAGGGGACGGCCAGTCCGACGACATCCCTGCCATGCTAGCTGACGGTGAGTTTGTTTTCCCTGCTGACGTGGTTGCTGCACTAGGAAATGGCTCAACTAAGGCAGGAAGCGATAAACTATACGACATGATGCACTCCATTCGGGCGTATCACAGGTCGGCCAAACCAAAGGACTTACCGCCTCCAGCGAAAAAGTCACCTTTGGACTACCTTAAAAAACCCGCTCGCAAGGCTAGGAGATAACCATGGCAATTACTCAAGGTGCACCGTTACCAGATATTAAAACGACAGAGACGCGCACGGACACCGCGCCGTCGTACTACACCGACTACCTGTCTGGGCTTTCCAAGGCTGGCACAACGGCTTTAGGAAAGTCGCCAACCCAGTCAGTTGCTGGCTACGACCCCTTGCAGGTCATGGGCTACAGCAACCTGCCTGCCTCGACATCGTCTTATCAGCCTGACTTACAGGCCGCTCAAGATACCGCCGCACAAGCTGCGAAGGGCATTACACCAGAGCGCATTCAGGCTTTGATGAATCCTTACACCAGTAACGTGGTGGACGAGATGGCTCGCCTGTCTCAGCAGAACGTGCAGCGCAACCTATTGCCGACCATGAAGGCTGGCTTCGTTGGCACTGGTGGCCTTGGTAGCCAACGCTACGCTGGCGCTTTAGGTCAAGGCATGGCGGACATTCAAGCAGGCTTGACAGGCCAGCAATACGGCGCACTGTCAAAAGGCTACAGCGAGGCTTTAAAGGGCGCTCTTGACGAGGCTCAATTGCAGAACTTGGCCGCTGGCACTCAAGGCAAGCTTGCGCAGCAAGAGCTGGATACAGGCTTGACCGCTGCTGGCGCGTTGACTAAGGCTGGCGCAGAGCGTCAAGCATATGAGCAGAGCAAGCTAGACCAGCCCCTCAAGACCGCAACAGCAGCGTCTGGACTCATGCGTGGGTTTACCGTGCCGCAAAGCCAAACGTCTACGTTTGTGGGTCCAAAGGCTGGCGCGTATCAAAAATCAGATTTGGAGCAAATGCTTGGCGTTTTGTCGATGCTTGGCAGCACGGCTGGTGGCAAAGGCATGCAAACTGTTGCTGGCGCTGGCGCTGGGCTTATTGACTACCTCAAAGGCATCAGCACTGGCAACCAAAACATTTTTGGCAACTTCACCATAGACCCAAGCGAATACGCTGGTGTAAACGCTGGCGGCAGGGGAGTTTATTACGACACCGCATCAGGCAAATACTACGACTCCGCTGGCGGTGTAGTCCCGATCACTGGCGGTGAAGGGGAATAAAATGGCCGAAGCAAAAGCACCCACCGCAAGTTATTTGTCTGGAGATGATCCAGACATTATTGACGCTAACCGCCGCTATCAAGAGGCGCTTGCAAGGCTAACTGAATCGCTGGATGTTCGTAAAAATCGATTTTTTGATCCAACACTTTTAGCTGTGGCAGAGGGGTTTTTAGGCCCCACTCAAACAGGCAGTTTTGGTGAAGCGCTTGGGCGTGTTGCTGGCAAGCTTGGCCCTGCTGAGGCCGCTGCTGCTAAGGAAAAGCAAGAGATCGCTCAACAGCAGCTTGGCGTGGCCACTCAAGGCCTAGAGCTTCAGCGCTTGAAGTCTAGAGATGCTGATATTGCAAGGTGGCTAGCTAGCGATCAAAAGACTCCCCCACCAACAGGGCCTCTAGCAGGCCCACAGGCGGCTGCAGTTGCTGGGCCTAAGGCTGGGCCACTGTCTGCCGTGCCCGCGCCAGCAGAGCCATCTGAAGCCCCTGTAGGCGCTTTAACGCAAGCTGCTGCACCTAGCCCTGCCGCAACGCTTCCAGCGGTTCCTGAGGCTCCTGCTGCGGCTCCACGGCCAACCCCACAAAGCACGTTGCCTGCTGCGCAAGCTCCAAAGGCCCCGCCTGCTGCTCCCCCTGCACCTCCAGCAGCTCCTCCAGTTGCAAAGGCTCCTGAGGGCATTCAGATCATGCAGGGCAATCCTGCGTTCATGACGCAAAAAGAGTATGTGGCATTGAACCGCAACGACAAGACCAAAACGCTTGCAGAGCTTTTGGCTAAGGGCGCTGAGTTGGAGTCTAAGCGTTACGAAAAAACTGAGGCTGGTATTACAGACTTACGCACTGGTGTATTTAATCCATTCTTGAATGGTCGATATGTTGAAGTGCCGATCATGGGAGAAGGTTACAACGGCAGTAGCTTTAAGATCCCAGAGAATGTTGCAATGCAACTTCAATATCTTGCAAACCAAGACAACTGGGCTGGCTACAAAGCCTTGGCTGACAAATTTACTGGCAAAGCGTTTGGTGTTGATGATGGCTCTGTTGAGGCTCGAGAAAGAAAGAAAAAGCTTGAAGAAGCCAAAATTGCTGAAGAAATTGAAAATAGAAAAGATTTCAATCAGCGTAGCAAAGATGCTAGCGAGACCTTGGCCACAGCTAACGTGATGCGCCGTTTCACGGATGATCCAAACTTCAAGAAAATGACTGGCATCTTGAACAACGACAAGGTTTCTTCTGGAATTGCAAACCTTATTCGAGACGGTATCGGCGGCAGAGGATTTACGATTGGTATTCCTGCCATTGAAGATGTTATGAGAAATGCCGATCTGAGTCCACAACAGCAGGCAACATTCCGCACGTTCTTGATGTACACAGCCCAGATGCAGTTGAATGCAGAAAAGGCTATGAAAGGCTCAACCACAGAGCGTGAGCGTTTGATTCTTGGCAACGCAAACATCAGCCCACAGGACACTGCTGAGACTGTACGTCGTAAGGCTGACCTGTTAACTGCTAAGGCACAATTTGATCGTCAATCTGCAAGAGAGTTTAAGAAGTCAAAGATGACTGCCGAAGAGTTCTTAGACTCAGATCAGTACATGAAGATGTACGACAAATACTACGAAGACATTCAGGGTATTGCAACAGGTTTGAAAACGTATCCAAGCCAAGCGCCTGCTTCATCTGGTCCCGCAACAGCGCCGCCAGCGGGTGGTGCTCCAAGCGCTGGGTTCATCCGCGACCCAGTCACTGGTCTAATTCGCCGTAAGCGGGCAGGAGAATAATATGGCCAACAAAAACATTGAGCAATTTATTGCAACTTATGGGCCTGTTGCACAGCAGGTCAGTAAAGAGATCAATGTTGATCCCAATGTGTTGCTAAGTCAGTGGGGCCTTGAGAGCCGTTGGGGCCAAACCGAGATGGCCAAGAAGTACCACAACTTGGGCGGCATTAAGGATTTCAGTGGCGCTGGCTTTGAAGCTAAAGACAACAAGACTGGGTCCAAAGACAAGTACGTCAAGTTCGAGGACCCTGAGGTCTTCGGCATGTACTACGTTGACCAGATCAAGCGCAATTTTCCAAACGCCCTTAATACTGGCCCAGATGCTGGAGCCTTTACTCGTGGTTTGGCGTCAGGAAAAAAGGGATCATATTTTGAAGTCCCCATTGAAGAATACGAAAAATCATTGTCTAGTGCTCAGGCATCAATCCCTGAAAGCAAGATGCTGCCTTTTGAGCCAACAGTTCAGCCTAAAGAAAAGCTAGCGCAAAGTGATGGCAATATACCTTTAGTGGATGCGCCCCCACCTCCACCTCCACCGCCTCCAGCAAGTGACAAGTCAAATGCAAGCCCAAGCGAAAAATTCCTTTATGGTGGCGCTGGCGCTGCTACTGGAACAATCGCTGCTGGCAAAAACGCATACGACGTTCAGAAAACAGCAACCCTTGCAAAGCGTGCAGGTCTTGAGGAACGCGCTCGAATTGCTGCACAGCGTTCTGCTGGTGTTGTGCCTCCAGCCGCGCCAAGTGTTCCTACGACCGTGCCTGCTACCACGCCTCCTTTAGGCAGCACCATCATGCGTCAGACGCCACCTGCTACTGGTGGCTTGACGCCACCCATGGGGCCTGCTGATGCGGGCCGAATGCCCAAAGGTCAAACAGGCGTCATCCCTTACAACACCGCTAAGGCGCTTGGTTTGACAGACATCGAAGCGGCACAAGCTTTGACTAACACAAAGCAAGAGGGTGGCGCGTGGGATCTTTCCAATAAACGTGGCGAAGCAATGAGTAAGCTTCGGGGTATGGGTATAACCAATTATGCCGAAAACCCAATGTATGGCGGCATCTTGACGGAGCAGCAGGGTGTTGGTGGCGGCCCTCGTGAGTCATTTACCATGAAAGCCTCTGTTGCACCTAGCCCAGACCTTCCACAAGGCCAAGCAGGTGGCCTGTCGCAGCTACCCCCTAGACAAATTGTTCCAACAACGCCACCACCACCTACTACAGGCATGCGTGCAAAGGCGGGCCTTGATTGGATCACAGGTAAGTTTGCAAACATGATGCAGCCAGTTGTAGGCGCTGCTGGTACTGTTGGAAAAGTTGTGTTGCCACCTCTTGGCGGCCTTTCTGCTGGCTTAGACGTTGCTGACATTGCACACGAATATCGCAAGCCAGTAGACCAACGAGACCTTGTAAAAATGGGCTTGAAAGGTGCTGGCGTTCTTGGTGGCGTGATGTCAATGTTCCCAGTCACAGCGCCTGTCGGTATTCCGTTATCGATTGGTACAGCAGCAGCTCAAACCTATCGAGAAGACCCAGAATACTTCAAAGAAAAAATGAAGGAATACACTGGGTATTCCCCCTAATTCAAGCGGCTCTCCCCGCTTGGATTGCCGTGGCTTTGCCAGTTGCCTGCGGCATCTTCTGCCCCCTCCTTCGCGGGAGGGGGTCTTTTTATGGACGCTGGTTTTGTAGGCCGTTGGCCACTTCGCGGTTCATGTGAGCCACGATGGTGACGCACCGCTTGTGCTCTTCAGCCGCGATCATGGGCCGAAGCACAGCCTCAAGCTTTTGTGCAAATTGCAAGATGTCTACCTCGTCAGCGATCAGCGGATCTGGCCGCTTTTCATCGCTGTAGAAAAAGACTTGTTTGACGAGTTCTTCACTTAGCAAGGATTTCATTTTTGGACTTCCATAGTTCCCAGTTGACGACAGTGTTACGGGCCATTGAGCGGTGTGCGTGGCCAGTGTAGGGGTTGAGTTTGCTGTCTAAGAATTCGTCAACGACGCT